GGTCGGCCAGGGCCTGGGCCTTGACGCGCAGCGCCTCGGCCTGGGCGTTGACTTCGGTGAGCTGGGCTTCCAGCGGCGCGTTCGCGGCATTGACCCGGTCGCGCGTGGCGCACAGCTCATCCAGCCGCGCCTGGAACTCGCTGGGCTTGAGGGGGCGCTCTTCGTACTTCAGCATGGTGGTGCTCCTACTGGCCGCGGGCGATGCCGGGCATGTGGATCAGGTCTCGGATGCCGCGCGCCTGCAGGCGCACGCCGCTGGCTGCCAGGATGTCGTCTTCCGACTTGAGACGGGCGGCCGTTGTCGTCGAGCCAGACGATTTCCAGCTCGGCGCCGCAGGCGGTGCGGATCTGCAGGACGTGGCCGTTGCTCAGCACTGCGGCCACGCGCTTGCCGACGATGCGGGTGGTGATGTCGGCGCTCATGTCAGACCAGCTGCCACAGGCCGTTCGTGGCGTCGTGGTCCAGCGTGAACACCTCGCTGGTGGCCAGGGTGATGCTCGAGCCGTAGTCGAACCAGCAGATGAGCGCATCGAGCGGGCTGGTGGCCGTGTCGTTGTAGTACGGCACGTAGCGGAACGGGCCCACCGAGCCGGAAGCGGTGAACACCTCGTCGGCGATCGTCACCTTGGCGGTGCCTGTGGCCTCGGAGAGGGTCACCGTGTCCAGCGTGAGGCCGCCGCCGGCGCCGCCGGTGTAGCCGCCGCCGGTGCTGAGCTGCGTGATGTCCGTCAGCACCGTGTTCGTGGCCACGGGCGCGGTGTTCGTAAACGCAGCCTTGAAGGTGTGCGTGGACCAGTTGTGCACGCCCTTGTTGAGCTGCTCGGCGTAGTCCTGGAACTTGTTGTAGGTGGCCATGGTGCGGTGCTCCTAGCGTTGCGGGCCGCCGGCGATCAGCCGACCAGCGCCTCGAGCTCGTCGGTGCTGGGGTTGAGTCGGCGCTCCTTGATCTGGCCCTTGATTTCGGGCTGGATCAGGCGCACGGTGCTGCCTGTTTTCATGGGGCTGGGTCCTCGGTGATTGCGGCCTGCGCTTCGGCGTAGGCCACGGCGTCGGGGTGGTCGTCGGCGGAGCCGTCGGCGACAAGGGCCTGCACGATCAGCGCCTCGGCGACCAGCAGTTCGCCGCACTTGGCGCCATGCTGCGGCAGGTCGACGAGCGCTCTGGCCTTGGCCTGGCCGGCTGCGGCCTTGGGCTTGCGTGTTGCCATGGCGGGGGCTGATGATCCGGCCACCGGCGCCGGCCGCGTTGCCGCGGCGGCGCCGGCGGCAGCGGCATCAGGTGGCGCTGTTGGCGTAGTAGTAAACCGACTTGCTGTCGAGCAAGTTGCCGGCGGCGCGGTGCCACATCAGGAAGCCGACCTGGCCGAGCTTGGCGTAGGCCGAGTCTTCGAAGCGGAACAGCGTGGGCTGCATCACGTCGCGGATCAGGTAGTTGCTGAAGTCGCCAAAGAGGATGGACTTGGCGTTGGCGGCCATGGTGGCCACGTCCTGATTCAGGCACACGCGGTAGCCGAGCAGGTTGTCGCCCATGGCGCCGCCAAGGCCTTCGTACCCGGGCAGGAAGATCGGGCGATTCTGGCTGTCCTTGATCTTGCGGATCACCTTCAGGCTGGCGTCGTTCATCATGAAGCAGCAGTCGCCCTTGCGGTACTCCGGGTCCACCGCGTGCACCAGGTCGACCAGGTCGTCGAAAATGACGCTGGTGGTCTGGCCGGTGGTGCCGGTCTTGCCCAGCGTGGCGCCGGTGACCACGCCGCGCGGCTGGCTGGTGCCGGTGCCGGTGGTGAAGTAGGTGTTGGTCACGCGGCCCAGGCGATCGGCGAAGCGGCGATTGATGAACGCCTCGATGTCGATGTTGCTGTCCTGCAGCAGCTCGAACGGCACGGCGATGATCTTGGAGCTGAACTTGTACACATCAAGAGCCGCAGTGCCGAAGGTGGGGTCTGCAGCCGTGGCGGTGGTGTTCTGGGCGATCAGTTCACCGGTTTCGCTGGTGCCGTCAGAAGTCGGGAACGACAGGCTGTTGCCCATGTCGGTCTGGATGATCGTGGCCACCTGACGCACACCGCTGTAGTCCTTCAGCGCATCGAACAGGATGGAGGCCACATCGGACTGCACGGTGTAGCCGCCCTGGCTGCCGGTGGTGGTCGACATGGTGTTGCGGATCTCGGTCCAGTCAGCGGCGGTCAGCGCGGAGTCGCCGCCCTTCAGCCACTTGGCCAGCAGGCGCTTGGAGGCGCTGACCTTCTTGCCGTTGGCGGCATTCTCGATCTGATCCTGCAGCTGGCTGTCCTTCAGCGCTTCCAGGGCGCGCTCGGTGCGCACGATCTCGGCATTAAGCGCCTCGATCTTGGCCATGTCGGCGTCATAGGCAGACTGGTTTTCAGGGGTCCAGGTGGTGCCGGGCTGTTGGCTGGCGGCCATCAGATCCTGCACGCGCTTGGCAACGACATTCTTTTCCTCACGGAGGGCTTGGATGGACTTCATTTTTTGGATCTCCAAAATGAAAAGACCCGCAACGTTGCGGGTGTGGCGGGTTAAAACCGGGGTTACAGGGCGGCGGCCACCGCCAGGCGGCGGGCCATCGCGGAAAAATCAGGAGTCTTGCCGGTTGTTGGCGGCGGCGGATTCGGCGTCGGGGCCGGACTGGTGCGGGCCTTCGGCTTCATGTTGCGCGGCGCATTGCGATACACCGACAGGTTCCACATATCCATCGGACCTTCCGTTTCCGGCTCTTCAGGCTCAGGCGGCGCAGCCGGAGCGCCCGGCGGAACTGCATCGGCCTCACCGGAAATGCGGTCAATCAGGCCAAAGGCCTGCGCTTCCTGAGCCGTGAACCAGGTCTCGGCATCCATCAGCAGCGCCACTTCATCCTGCGGCTTGCCGCACTTGGTGGCGTAGCTCAGGGCAATGGTGCTGTCGACCTTGCCCAGCAGCGTGGCCGTCTTGGTCATGTCGTGGCGGTCACCGCAGCCCCACGTCCAACCGTTGTGGATCATGAACAGCGCGCCGGGCGACATCACCACCTCACCGCAGGCAATGGCGATGAATGTGGCCGCGCTGGCGCAGATGCCGTCGATGTGGCAGATGATGGTCTTGTCACTGTCGCGGATGGCCTGCTCGATGGCGCGGGCGGCGAACACATCACCGCCGGGGCTGTTGATGCGCAGGTGGATGGTGGGCGCGGTGATGCTGGCCAGGTCACGCAGGAACATCATCGGGCTGATGCCGCCGCACCATTCGGCGGTCAGGTCATCGCTGACAATCATGTCGTACATGTAAATGGTGGCCTCGCTTTCCGACACGGCGTTGTCCACGCGGAAAACATGCCGGGCCGCGCGGTTCAGCGCGTACAGGCTCATCAGTTGGTTCATGGCGTTGCTCCAGCAGCCGGCGCCGCAGCGGCCAGCACGTCACCGCCGGGAATCGGCGGCAGGTTTTCAAAGGCGCGGACCTCGTTGATGGTCAGCCATCCCGGTTCACCGGCACGGCCCAGGCCGATCCGGTACGATTCATTGCGGGTTTTAATGTCGCCGCGCTCCAACCCGGCCGTGGCGAACTCGGCGAAGAACGGAGAGTTGCGCAGCATCTTGCGGTTGATCTCCTGCTCGATGTCCACCAGGTGCTCCTGGAGGGTGTACTTAACAAACCCGATGCCCATCTGCTCGACACCGGAGCCCCAGCTGGTGGTGTTCTGGGTGTGGCCGATCATGAACGGCGGCACGCCGTAGATCCGGGCAATGTCCTCGATCTGGAACTGGCGGGCCTGCAGCAGCTGCGCCTCCTCGGCATTGATGGTCAGCTCGTGCAGTTCCATCCCGGCGCCCAGCACACCAGGGCGCATCCGGTTGCCCGCATGGATGTCAACCCACGCCGACCGGATCATTTCCTTCTGGTCTTCCGTCAGCTTGGCCGCCGTGCTTTTCAGCACAATTTCCGGCTTTGCGCCGGCTCCGAAGAACTCCGCGCTGTAGCGGTCAGCCGCCAGGGCAATGCCCGCTGCGTTGCGCAGGGCGTGGCGCAGCGGCGACACCGAGCGCAGGCCGTTAAAACCAACCCCGGTGAAGTGCAGCACGTCGTCCTGGTCCAGAATCTCGGACTGGATGGACGCGCCGTCAATGTTCGGCATGCTGAAGAACTGGTAGGCCAGCCGGTTGCCGTTCAGGTGCACGATCACCGCCGACGGATGCCAGGGAATCAGCGACTCCACTTCCGGCGAGGTGCGGCTCTTGCGGACGATCTTGGCGAATCCGTCCCCATGTAGCAGCTTGCTGGTCATGATGTAGCGCCAGAACGTGCTGGCGCTGCAACGCGGATGAGGCTGCTTGTTCAGCAGGTCGCGCACAGGAAGCTGGGTGCTGCTGCGGGTCTTGCCGTCGCTGCTCTCGCGGTACACCGGCAACGGCAGGCTGGCCACGGCGCCCGCAATCAGACGCACGCAGGCATACACCGCGCTGACGCACATGACGGTCGATTCCGTCACCGCCTGCCCGGAGGCATTGGCCGTGGCCAGCAGCGAGTACAGGTCAGAGCCATACACGCCCGAGCTGATCGGCAGCGCGGCGGCGTTCACCGTCTGCTGCTGCCGGTGCTTGATGCGTTTTTTCGCCATGGTCACAACACCTCAATTCCAAAACCACCGCCGTCATCGGCGTGGACCATCAACCGGCCCAGCGCCATGATGGACGCCACCGCCGGGTCAATTTTATTCGTGCTCTTGGCCTTGTCCGGCTTCACGTTTCCCGCCGGGTCACGCGCCGCCACCACATTGCCCATCGCCCATGTCAGCACCGGATCACCCGGATGCTCCAGGTCGCGCTTCAGGATCAGCCGCTCCACTTCTTTCATGGCGGGGTTGAAGCTGACAAACCCCTGCCGGAAAACCACCATCGGCGCCGACTCCGCCAGCAGGTCGTTCACCAGCTGCGTGCTGTTCCAGTTGTCGAAGCCGATTTCCCGGATATCCAGCATGTCCAGCGCCTGGAGGATGTCGCGCTTGATCCAGTCGTAATCCGCCACGTTGCCCGGCGTCAGCGTCAACCACCCGGCCCGCGCCCACTGCTGGTACAGGTGCTTGTTGATGTTCCCGTTCGCCAGCGCCGCATCTTCCGGCAGATAGTGCCTGCCCCACAGGCGGCGCTTTCCGTCCGGCATCCGCGCCGCCAGCGCAAAGCTGCACAAGTCGCTGGTGCTGGCCAAGTCCAGGCCGCCACAAATCACCTCGGCATCCCGTAGATCATCCAGCGCATACACCGACCGGCAGGCCCGCCAGTGTTCCATCGGCAGCCACAGGTTTTGCGCCTTCACCCAGCGGTTCAGCCGCTTGGTAAGGAAATTCTCCAGGCTGGACGGCTGGTTTTCGGCGGTACGGGCCGCCTCGCGCAGGCTGTCCAGGCTGACGCTGACGCCCAGGTTCGGATTTGCCTTGATCCAGCAGGCCTCGTTCCGCCAGTCGTCTTCGTCGTCGATTTCGTAGATCACGCCCCAATAGGCGTCATCGTCAAACTGTTGCTCCAGGATGCCCTTCAGGTAGTTGTCCTGCACCACACAGACAGACTCTTCGCCGTTGAAGCCAGCGGTGGTAATAGCCAGCATCAGCGGCTGGCTGCGGGCGCCCATGGCGCTGTCCAGCACATCCCACAACGCACTGTTGGGATGGGCATGCAGCTCATCCACCAGAGCCCCGTGTGGGTTCAGGCCGTCCTGTGTTTTGGCATCCGCGCCCAACGGCGCGTACAGGCTGGCCGTGCCGGGTATAAAAATCTTGTTCTTGTAGACCTCCAAAGCCCGACGCAATGCTGGGCTTTGAAGCACCATCATTTCCGCTTCCTTGTGGGCCAGCTTCGCCTGGTCCAGCTTGGTGGCGGCGGTGTAAACCTCGGCGCCGGCTATGCCGTCCCCCACCAGCAGGTAGAGGCCGGTGCCGGCCATCGTCGTCGTCTTCCCGTTCTTGCGGGCCACCCGCATGTAGCCTTTGCGGAATCGGCGCGTGCCGTCGGCGCGAAGCCAGCCGAACAGCACCGCATGCCAGAAGGCTTGCCAGGGCGAAAGCATGAACGCCTGCCCTGCCCAGCGGTCTTTGCTGTGCCGGAGAAAGTCGAAAAACTGAAGCGCATGCCGGGCATGCGGCTCAGAAAACACCAGGCCGCGATCAGCAGCCGCGTCCAAATCCCGGTAGTGCCGCTCCACAGCCAGGCGCGTCCACTTGCAAACCGTGACTTCCCCAGCCAGCACCGCGCGGCCGTAGGCATCAAAGTCAATGTCGGCATTCAGCATCAGGACCCGGCAACCAGATATGGTTTGCTGGCCACGAACGCGCCCAACTCATTGCCGCCGAACAGGTCGCCCTGGGCGCTGTCCACGGCCTGCAGCTTGCGCACCTTTTGGATGCTGGGGATGGTGAGACAGGCTTCCGGCAACCACTGCAACAAATCGCGCTTCAGGTTCCGCGCCACGAAGAACATCTGGTGCGGCTGCTCGTAACCGTTCGGGGTTGTGACGACATACGTTCCGGTTTCCTCTTGCAACCGCTCAACGAACTGTTCTGCATCCACCCA